CGGAGGTGGCGGTACACGGATTCAACCGCGTCGCTCTGGTAGGGGCGCAATGTGTACATGGACAAGTCCCTCCGGGATTGGTTCCAGCATCTCCATGTGGAGACGCTTGACGAGTGAGTCGTCCTCCATCACGCCCGCGTTCACGAGCGAGTCCAGGAGGCACTTAAGGATGTTGTCGATGTCGCGCCTCCTCCTGTCTGGAGGATAGCAGTCGATGGACAACGCGACCGCCCCGGAGAACTTCTCGAAAAGCCCTCCGAGGCGGCTCACCGCCATCCGCCGGTACTTGCGACCCTCGCGGCTGATGAGGACGCAATGCCCGACGTGGCGGTAGTAGCGGTTTACGCTGGGCGGCCAGGGGAGGTCGAACTCTACCGCGCCCACGGCGCGGCCCCCGACGCCTGCGGCGACTTCGGCGCGGGCTGGGCCGTCTGCGCGGACTTCGCCTTGTACGCCTTGATGACGTTCTTCGTCGGGTCGTTCCTGTCGAGTCCGACCGTGATGAGGAGCGGGAGGTTGTGGAGCTGAACGGTGTCATCCAGTTCGACCACGCCAACCGCCTTGCAGAGACTCGCCAGTTCCTCGCGACCAATCTGCTGCGCCTTGGCGCTTGCGTTCTCGTAGTTGATCCACGCGAACACCTTGCGTCCCTTGGCCGGACCCTCCGAGAGGATCTCGAACGTGAGGTTGATTCCGAGACCCGTGCCATTCTTGGTGGCCCTCGTCTCCGAGTCGGTCACGACCGCCTCGTAAGTGCCGGATGGGATTGCGTCGCGGGAGGTCGTGTCGACCTCGGCCGCATTGAACTTCAGTTGTGCCATGATAGGCTCCTTTCCTGTTTTCGTTTGGGCATGAAAAAAGGGAACCCGCGCCACAAGGCACGGATTCCCCGTTTTCAAAGTCAGATTGTTGCGTTACTTCTTCGATCCCGCCTTCATGCCGTCCATGAAGGCCTGCCACGAGAGAGCCATCTCGCTCGGAAGCGAATAGCGGTTCTTCGCGTTGCAGGCGGGCGAGCCGTTCGTGCGGAGGATTCGCTCGCCACCATCGGCACCGACGGGTGCTGCCTTGCCGGTCGTGGAGTCCACGCGCATCCTGCGAGTGGCGAACAGCACAGCGTCCGCCCACTCGCACACGAGCGAGTTCGCAGACTTGTGGAGTCGAGGCTGGTAGCGGTCGTAGGCGGGATGCTCCGGGTCCTCGAAGCGCTCGACCTTGGCGTGTGCAACAAGAATCACAGCCATCTGCTTGCGTGCGCGGATCTCGTTCAGGAGCTTCACGATCTCGCGCCAATATGTGAGCGCGTAGGTGTACCCCTTGCCGTAGCCTCCGTCGGCCTTTTCGATGGACTTGACGCCGTAGTCGGCGCACACGCGGTCCCAGATGAGACGCTCAAGCCAGTCGAGCGAGTCGATGCACAGCGTCGCGTAGTCGTGTTCGCCGTCGCGGATTGCCTTCAGCTGCTCCACGACCTCTGCGTATGAAGTGCAAAGCGGGAACTTCGCGCAGTCGATTTCCGAAAGCCCGTCCTCGGTCTGAATGAAGATCGGCTTCGGCGCGGAGGCGGCGAAGGTGCTCTTCCCCACTCCTTCGCTGCCGTATATCATGATGCGGGGAGGCTGCTGCGCCTTGCCCGTGGTTATCGTCTCCAGCAGGTTCATTTGTTTCTCCTTGTTTGTGTGCATGAAAAAGGCGGACGGTTATGCACCGCCCGCCAAATCGAATAGTGGATGATTGACAAAGGCTATACGTCGAGAATCCTAATGTCCTCGGTGCGCGTAGGCCAGACGTTTTCGCGCCGGCACTTGCGGAGTTCTACAATCGCGCGCTCGTTCTCAAGGGCGCAAGCCTCAAGTATGCCGTCGGTGAGCTTCCACACGCCGCACCTCATCGGCTCACGCTTCTCGACTGCAATCAAATAGCAGTCAGCGGCAACCTCGCCGCCGCTGGCTTTTCGCAAGACCTCGCGGTAGAACGCCATCTGCTGCGGATAGCCGAACCGCCTCGCATCGCCCTCGAAGTAATCGAGTGTCTCGCACGTCTTGAGGTCGCAGATGACGGGGCGGACGTCGTAGTCAACACGAAACCAGTCCATGCGGATTTGGCACGGCTCCTCGCAATAACGTGTGCGAACAGTCTGCTCCGCGATGCCGTCGTCCAGTAGCTCGCGGGCGACGGGATGCGCCCAGACGCTCTCGCGGAGCTTCGACATGAAAGCGAAGTCGGGACCGCTCACGACGTCCTTCGTCTGTGCCGCCGCCCATTCCTTGTACGCCTTCGTGAGCTTCCCGAACGGCTCGCCGGTCTTCGGATTGACCGGCCCGTCCGTGACAAGGAATTCCTCGTCGAACTTGCCGCGCCCCTCCAGAACAAGTGTGTGAACCGCCCGCCCGACTGCAAGCGCCGCCGACTCCGTCGGCTCGATCTCGCCGTTCATCTTCTTCTTGTAAAGAAGAGGCGACTTCCTGAAATCACCAAGTAGATGGCTGGAGAGGAACTTCCCGTCCCTCGCCGCCTGGTGGTATTCGTCTGCGGGTATATCCGCGAAAAAAGCGCACTGGTTCATGTGCCGATTCCTTTCCGC